ATATTAATACTATTAACTATAAAACATATGATGAATATATGAAACTGCCATGGGAAATCGAGGCTTATGAATTACAGGAGGTTATGCTAAAAGAATGGAACAAGAAAAATATGAAATGTCTGAAGTAGATATTTTAAAGAAAAATGTATACGATTTGCAAAAACAGCTTCAATTGGCTTATCGTAGAATTGGTGAGCTAAGAGAAGCACTCGACATAGAAGTAGAAAAAAATAAAAGGGAAACTGTATCTTGTATATAATCTATTCAAAATCTGGGTGTATTTTTTGTGACGCAGCTATGGAACTTTTAGATAGTAAGGAAATCCCTTATGAAGAGGTAAAGGTACCTGGTAATGATTATGCAGTTTCTTTGTTTAAAGAACATAATTTTAAAACTGTACCGCAGATCTTTGACGATGGTGGGAACCATATTGGCGGTTACCAAGATCTAAAAACCATTTTCGAGGAATGGCCAGATAATCCTGCAGAAGCAAAGGCTTTTTGAAATAAAATGAAAAAAGGGGGTTTACAAACCTAAATTAGTATGGTATAATGTATATAACAATTAGGAAGAGGAGCTTAATTATGTACAAGTTAGATAAAGGTTTGGTAGATTTCATTAACGCTCAACGGGCTGAAGCTGAAGAATTCAGCAAGCAACCCGGATGTTTCATGGGCATGATGCCTGAAGCAACCGATTTGCAATACTGGGAGTCTCGTGTTCCTAGTGGTACTCTAAAAGAGTACAAGCGTCAGGAGCTGGTAGAGTCAGCTTACTATATTACTGCCGATCGTACGAGTAAGTCGTACGCCCGGTCTTTGGACTTTGCAAACTGGACTGATGAAAGGATCCAGCGTCATATCGATCGGATGTGTGAGAAGGAGGTAGCATAATGGCTAAATGTAAAACTACTGAAATGTTTGGTTCAATGTTTACTACCCATCCTATTACTGGATACGATGGGGAGGACGCAGATGGTCTATCAGAAATGTTTGATATGTTAAGAGAAGATTATAAATCCAGTGGTAAAAAAGTTATTAATATTCAAACTTATTATAATAGTGGTTATAATAGTGCAACTGATTGTTATGAAGGTGAAAAGGAATTTGGTATTGAAGTAGAGTGGGTGTGGTAATGACACCTGCAGAGTTACAAGAAGCGCTGCCTTTACTCGGTCAGCTCCTCTTACTGGTAGTAATTGGCGCGCTTCTTGTAGGTTCTTTTTTTGCCATTGTTGGCTTTATGTTTCGAAATGCATTATGGATTACAATGATATTAGGAGTTATAATTATCTTTATGAATATGGTTCCGTAGCTCAGCTGGATAGAGCAACAGCCTTCTAAGCTGTGGGTCGAGGGTTCGAATCCTTCCGGAATCGCCAAATGCCCGCGTGATGGAATAGGTAGACATAACGGACTTAAAATCCGTGGCCATATGGCGTGCCAGTTCGAGTCTGGCCGTGGGTACCATATATAGTTAGTCGAACGAGTATAAACGTGGTTAAGCCTGCAACGACTCTAAAATTAAGACGCAGGTGGGAATGGTCCGTTCGCCCTCATAAGAAAGGAACGCAATCGCATCCAGCATTTATAAGTTGGCTCTGCTAAATTTAAGGGTGATGCCTTAATACATCCGCGTGGGGCCACGGTTAGCCCCACACCCTGCGGGTATAGTATAATGGTATTACAATCGCCTTCCAAGCCAAAGACCTCGGTTCGATTCCGGGTACCCGCTCCATATAAATTTATTTAAATATAAATATCCCTAAGGGATAGTACCAGTCGGGCTATCCTTTTTTAACACAAATAGGAAAAGAATAAAAAAAATGAAAAAACTAATGGTTGCACTCTTCGCGCTTGGTATGTCATCAAGTGCATATGCTGAATCTTCAATTGAAACAACAGTTGGGGTTGAGCGTAATCTGGACACAGAAATCAATAAGATTTTCTTTGGGCCTTCAATCACATCAGGTGATTTTACCCTAAGCACAACAGTAAATATGGTAGATACTACTGCAGATAATATGAAATTTAATATTTCATCTGCTGACGTCGATCTTAACTATTCTGTAACTTCTATTATCGATGTATACATTGAGAACGATTTGGATGCAGATTTTAAACAAACAGATACAACTGTAGGTATTGCAGTTAAATTCTAATCTAGGAGACCCAATGTTAAAATGGTATGATTATGTGATGGTAGGTATGTTTGCTTATCCAATAAGCCAGGGATTAATTCATAGTTTTTTCTGGGCCTTTTTAACTTGGGTCTGCTTTGTTCAATACATGAATGCAAGGAGAGATGGACATGTCTGATGATTTTTTCGATTTCGGATTTACAGCAGTAGATGAATCCGAACTACAAGCTGTACAAGAAGCTACGCAAAAGGTAGAAAGCGTTGCCAGCACTGCTACTGTAACACAAGATAAATTGGATAAACTTTATAATGCTATTGTTCCTCTCCTCAATAATCTTAAGAAAAATCCTGAAAAAGAATATATCCTCTGGCCTAATCGGATTGAAAAAGTAGAGGCTTTTGAAGACCACCTTTATAAAATTTATTCAAATTAAATTGATTTAGGGGGTTTACATTTGGATAAAACTATGATAGAATAGTATGAATAATTGGGAAGAGGAGATCCAAATGTCTAAAATTATTATCACTAAAAATATGTCCCAGGAACAGCGTCTAGAAGCTATTCGCAAAGCCAGTAAAAAGTTCAATGCTAAAATGCAGCGTAACTTTAAGGTTCGGGATTATTCAGTTACTGCTAAAGAAGATCGCGGTGACGATTCAGTCAACATCAATGCTTGGACAGATGCTCCAAAGTATCTAGACGAACACTATGGGGATCGCGCACGCGAGCAGGCGTCATACGAATCCGATTGGGGTTAATATGTCTGTATATCCTGATATAGCACACATTAGTATTCATCGTCTGGTACCATTCTTTTGTATGTCATCGTACCTTTATTACAAACAAAATAAATGCGTTCTTACAGACGGTGACTTCGATCTTTTATGCAAGCGAATGTTAGAGAATTGGGATGATATTAAGCATCCCCACAAATATAAAATACGTAAAAAAGATCTAGAAGCTGGTACCGGTTATGCAATGGTCTATACTAATATGATTGTAGGATCTGCAGAGTCTTGGTATAATGCTTGGGAAGAGGAGTGCAGTAAATGAGTATGCATCTTGTCCGTGGTATGACTAGTCTTAATACTAAAAAACGTAAAATGAAAAATGCACCTGGCTTTAAGAAAGCTTTAGAAGAGCATAACAAATGGCTTCGGAAAATGGGTGTTCATCCAGATCAACTCAAAGATAAGGATAAATCAAATGGCTCGAGTGTTCCGAATTATGCAGAAACACGTTTTGGCGTCCCGACGTCGGACGTCATTACACCCATCCAGGGAAAAACAAAAGCTAATGAATACTCAGGCGAATACATCATCGGTCTTGCCACTCTTCACAAGTCAAACACAGTACCGGTCGGTCGAGGAGATAACCCAGAAATATACGCAAAAATGAGGCGTGGATGAAAATAGGGGGTTTACATTCCATTGAATCTATGGTAGAATGCTTGTATAATAAAATTTTGTTGAGGAGCAAATATTATGGCTATTAGAAAAAAGCAAAAGAAAGTGGTACCAACACGTCGTCGTTTCGGACTAAGTGCTGTACCAATTGAAAAAGGCTTCGATCAGGTTCTATATTATTTTCAAACTGAAATGTCGAATTCTGATATATCTAAGATACTGAAAAACTATCTTAAAGAAAAACATAAAAAATCTGCTAATCTACAGTATATTATGTCTTGTCCTGAATATCATTTCTATTCACATCCTTCACGTGCAGCAACAGCCTTCTGGCTGTCACATGCTCCGAAGAAGGATGACGATGATAAGTCTAAGGCTTATTCATCGGGACTATCAAAATGGACTTCTGAGATGATTTCCCTTGGTAAAGAAATTTACCAGGATAAGCTAATTAAAAAGAACGATTCTGATGCACGTCCTAGTATTTCGCCTATGGAAAGGCTTAAGAATAAGATTAGTAATACTATTATGCAGGATCTTCTTGAGTTAGAAGATCAATGGATAGACGGCGAAAAAACTACTATCGACGTTTATAGTTTATTTAAGAAACACGGTTTGGCAGGATCGGCAACATTGCCTGTCCGCCAGGTGATTGAGGGATGGTTGGTAGATTATGAAGATGCTTATCATAAGCGTTGTGATGATGCCGTCGAGGGTTACTCACATTTGAAGAGACCCGAACTCAATCGCCGCATTAAGTCCTGTCAGGAAATGCTCCTCGATCTTGATAGGATTAAGTCTGCTGCCAAGGCACAACGTAAGACGAGAGTCAAACAGCCTAAGGCAGCAGACAAACAAGTTTCGAAGGTACAATACAAATCTGAAGATTCTAATTTTAAATTGGTTTCAATTAGTCCTATACAAATTATTGGCAAAATCAGACTGTATACCTTTAATACAAAATCCAGGATGCTTACCGAATACATTACACAGAGTGTTGGCGGATTCGAAATTTCTGGTACTACAATTAAGAATATCGATACTGTGAATAGTCGAACAGTTAGATTACGTAAGCCTGATGAATTTTTACCAGGTGTTCTAACTAAGACCGTTAAGCAAATCGATACCGAATGGAAGAAGCTTACCACTAAGACAACTATTCCAAATGGTAGATTAAACTCAGACACAATCCTATTAAAGGTATTAGATAAATGATTGAAGATAACTTTTTGACTAAGTCAAAATTTACTAAGCTTATCGAAGCAACAGTAATCGAAACGAAATTATCCTATATGGATACTATCTTACATCTTTGTGAAAAGAATGAAATTGATCCTGAAGATGTAAGAAAATTTATATCACCTATCATAAAAGAGAAATTAGAAGCTGAAGCTATGGCTTTAAACTTTCTTCCGAAAACAAATTCATTGGACTCAGCTTTTTTTGAATAGATCGATATATAATATGTTTACAAAACAACGAAAATACGGTATAATAATTCAGTTTAATACTTCAGCAAATACAAGGAAATATAAATGACATTCGAAAATCTAAAACGTAATCGTGACCAAATCCAGAAACTAGTACAAGCAGCGGAATCTACCGGTGGTGGTACTGAAAAGAAATCATATACAGATGATCGGATTTGGAAGCCAACCGTAGATAAGGCAGGTAATGGATATGCAGTACTACGATTCCTCCCAGCAGCAGCAGATCAAGAACTACCATGGGTCAGATACTGGGATCACGGATTCAAAGGACCAACTGGTCAATGGTATATCGAAAACAGCCTTACTTCTATTGGTCAAACTGATCCAGTCGGGGAACTTAACTCGCGCCTTTGGAACTCGGGTGTAGAATCTGATAAGCAGAAAGCTCGTGATCAAAAGCGTCGTCTTCACTATGTAACAAATGTTCTTGTTCTTCAAGATCCTTCTGCACCACAGAATGAAGGCAAGGTATTCATCTATAAGTTTGGTAAAAAGATCTTTGATAAAATCATGGATTCTATGCAACCAGAATTTGCAGATGAAAATCCTGTTAACCCGTTTGATTTTTGGGAAGGCGCAGACTTTAAATTAAAGATCCGTCAAGTCGAAGGATATCGTAATTATGATAAGTCTGAGTTTGCTAGCCCATCTGGTCTATATGAAGGAAATGAATCCCAGTTGGAATCAGTTTATAACCAACTACATAATCTCAGTGAGTTTACAGATCCAAAGAACTACAAAACGTATGATGAACTAAAAGCAAAGTTAATGCGTGTTCTTGGTGAAGAATCAACTGCAGGTGCTTATACTATTAAGCAGGAAAACATGATTAATGAACCTGTACCAGCACCTCAGCCACGTATGGCAGAGCCAGTAACGGCAGAGCAGATTGATACATCTGGTGATGAAGATACTATGTCATATTTTGCACGATTGGCAAATGACGACTAATTAGGTAAGCCAACCAATTAGGCCTAGTCGCTGAATAAGATTCGGACAAAAGTTGGTACACAATAAAGGAGAAAGACTACTTCGGTAGTCGGGGATTAGGGAGCTTTGGCTCCCTTTTCTTTTAGTGGGATAATAGCATATCTGATGCATCAACCGGGCTTTGTGCATTTCCTGGAAGAGAAAATCCATTTGTTGTTGACGATGTTGATGTTGATGGTGCTAAAATAATTGGTGCTGATCCGCCTGGTCCAGGTGGGACTTGCGATCTTAATCCTTGAACGCCTTCATACTTTTCTGCCCTAATATTTGTATCTGGTTTTAATACAAATTTCCCTTTATCATTTTTAGTATATCCTGCATATTCATATACAGAATTAGGAATACCCATAACTGCTAGTCGCGTAGGATCATACCATGCCCGTTCAACGTTCGGGTCAGGTAAAGTGTTTCTTAAGATATATTTTGTAAGTCGCTCAGACATACTACCAACATTAGCAGTAACTTGTCTAATTTTACTAGTAGGATTAGCAAATGCTTCTTTAAAGAAATTCTTTACTGCTTCCCATGCAGGATCAACCAATGCAGTTAGGCTAAACTCTTTTAGTTTTTTCGATGCATCTTCAAATCCTAGTTTATCAGCAAACCATGCCGGCAATTTAATAAACAATAAATCTATAGCCTCTGTAAACCCTTTAATAACTCCTTTTATACCACCTTCGAATCCCGATTTAATTCTATCTAATAATTTTTTATTATCACCTTCCATAAATCCATCATAAAATCCTACAAAGAAATCAATTGCAGAAATAATAATTTGGAAAAATGGTCTAAGTGCAAATCCGATTATCTTTTTAAGAGGCGTTAAAATAGGATCAAGTGCTGATATAATTTTTTGGAAGAATCCAATTATGCCGCCGCCGGCCTCTCCACCACCTAATATCCCCTTTAAAGCTTCAAAATTAACTTTAGGGAAATATTTAGTAATAGAACCTATTTTATTAGACAATCCATCAAAAAATTCTGTAATAGGGGCAATTGCTTTTGAAATTCTACCTTCACCTTCTGTATTGCTAAAAAGATCTGTAACCGGTTTTAAGAAATTTGATATAGCGGTTCGAATTGCTTGTATGGTCTTTGAAAATGATTTAACACCCTCTGATGTATCTACGACAGGTTTACCATCAACACCTAATCCTAATATTTTATATAATCCCTGTAAAAAATTGTTAGGTATATTTTTAAATAATGTTTTAGTTTCATCTGGAATAATTAAAAGATTTTTAAGATTTCTACCAAAGGTTGCTATACCTTTCCCAAAATCTCTAATGGAATCAATAAATGTAGTAAATCTAGTGTTTAGTGCCTTTCGGGTATCATTTAGACGTTTTGCAATTTGTCCTATTCTTAATGCTTTAATTGCTGCATCTAAATCTGTCAACGATGCCACAATGCCTGCTACAGTAGCTCCTATTGCACCAAGACCCGTTAATCCGCCAAGTAAACTAAATCCGCTATCTCCACCTGTACTGGATTTTGGCTGGGGTATTGCCGGTAACTTTTTTTTGGCTTCTCTTTGTGTTTCCAAGTTCTTCAATTTTTGCATGCTCATCATACTGAAGAATCTATCAAATCTTATACCGATCTTAGTAAGCTCAAGTCGAGTGCCTTCATGACCTAACTGATTTTCTATATTATTTTCTTTTAATTTTTGAGTTACGTCATCTAGAGTTGCCATTATACCCGTCCCTGTTGTTCCTGCCTTGCTTGTTCTTCTTTCAAATGGTTGATTAGCATATCAAGATATACTTCTCTTTCCCATGGTATCATATGGTCTATCTCAGTCAACGAATAGTGATAATGGTGCATTAACTGAAAATTCGTCCTATAATAATTTACAAGTGTCTCATGAGATAGACCTATGAGAAAAAACTTTGCATTCCTTCTACTACAATATTGTTTTGATGATTACATTTTTTACAAGTGAAAACTACATCATGTGTTAGCTTAGGCATTTTTTCTACGTACTCTCTTACCTTAGTAAATTGCTGATTGTTCATAGATTCTATAAAGGAATCTAATTCTTGAGCAGTCTGATCTTTGGCAGAGAATCTTTCTTCATTTGTTTTTATAACATCAATACTTGATCTAATTAATCCAAAGATTTGATCTACACTTGATTCTGAAGAAAGAATATCGTCTTTAACTATATTATCGAAGGTAGGCCATTTCATTTCTAAAGAAATCTGGTTATCCAATTCGATAGTATTAGAGATGTCTGGTACTTCTATTTCTACATCATCAATATTTAATGCAATATCATTACTAGATTCACATTCATTACATTTCATAACAATAGTCGATGTTTCACCTACGCTTTTAGCTCGTATTTTTAGAAACATATATTCAATATCAAATGTAGTTAATCTTGTAGTATCAATATCTTCAGTTACACAAGCTTTAATAGTATTAATTACTGTATTCAGAATCTGTTTCTGATCATCAGATTCTAAAGCCATTAATAAAATCTTTTCTTCTTTGACTAAGAATGGTCTAAAGCTTACACTTTTTTTCATTGATGGTATAACTAAATCATAATTTGGGGAATCATTTAATCTTGGTAAAGCCATTATGCACTCTTTCTTTTCCACACGTCATTCGCATTTACACGAATCATTTTTTTATTTGTTTCATTCTTATTTGGGTTTTCAATAGTTAGCATTACTTTTTTGCCAGCGTGCCATGCATTTACCTTTGCAATCATTTGTGCTGTACTACCAACCCATTCTTTTCTTGCTTGTTTACTCCATCTAGGATTTTGGGATCTGCGTTCTCCCTTAGAAACCTGATGGGCTCTTTGTCTTTTCTTTGCCATTTAAATCACCTATCCAAAATTTAAGCCACCGCTTACGAAGTTTTGTAGACCAACCTTAATTGGTCTCCATTTAGTATAAGATAGATCTACTTGAAGTTGTACTAATCCATCTAATTCGTTTGATAATTGAACTGCGCCAATTGTTGTTGGGAAAGCATCTTGTAATTCCACGGCATATATTGTGCCTCCACCAATTTCTAAATTACCCTGGAGTGGACCAATGTTAGCACTGAAACCTTTTCTAGCCTTTCTCAACTGATGTATCTTTACTGTCTTAGCATAATCCTGTTTATAACCTACTTCACCTGTATCCTGATTCAATACAAGATCTGTCCAGGCATCAAAATATGTTTTAATACCATAATCATTCATCAAGTAAAATGTTAAGCTAACCTCTTGAACTGCATATCCGTAGGCTACCCTTTGAAATTCCATACCGATTCTTCTATCTGTTGTAAGAATCTGTTTACCAGGCAATGTGGCATTTGAACATAAAATATTCATTTCTCTACTAGTAGGATTACCTGTATTTAAAATTCCTGGTATATTTGGTATTGATGGTAATAGATTTGCAAGAAATCCACCTAGTGCACCAAACCCACCAGAGCCAACTGGAGGTAGCTCAACCAAAAACTGATTTGCTTGTGCAAACCCAAGCTTTGAGGTAGCAACAGATTTTAGATCGTCAATTGATGCCATTACATCTTTCCTCTTGAATCTCTATAAACAGTACCTGAACTTGCCTTTCTGAAATCCTGTGTCGGAAGAAATGTAGCAATTTCCCATTCTGGTTTATCTACTAAAGCAAATCTACTTTTTACATGTTTTGTTAAATATCTATGGATAGTTGGCTTAATAAATTTCATAGGTAATTCTCCTTCACCAAGTAAAGCATCTAAAGCTTTAGCTCTGAGTACAGGAGGAAGATAGTGTAAATTTAAGCCGTAGAACCCACCCTTTGCTGGTCCCATCATAATAACTAATGGGAATGCATCATAATAGGGTAAAGTATCTTTATATTTTGGATCATAGAAATACATGTACATATTACCGTACGGTGCTGTCTTTGGTCTATTCCTTAATGCAATTTCTTCTTCTCGCATAAGATCAAGACGATTTACGCGGCCGAGCGCGACGGCCTTTTTACGGAACCACTCAATAGACTGTTTAGTCCGTGGGGTAATACCAGCACGGAATGCCTCAATTTCTAGATCTTTAAATAAGTTGCTCATACGAGTATTTATATTGATTTATTCAATAAATGTTAATCCTTCCACTCTTTAGGTGCTGCATTAACATTCTTTGGTGGTCTAACACGAGGCTTTGAAATTTTCTTTTTCCTATATGGTGCTGCTTTCTTTAGCGGCTTTTTTATTTTACCAGGCATCGGTTTAGCAAGAAGTTTCATCTCTTGCAATTTCTTTTCAGTCCACACTTCAAAAGTCCAGCCACGATCTTCTGCATATTCCTTTGCAGCTTTCCATTTATTCATATTCTTAACATAAGTTAATCCTTCATAGATATACTTCTTTGTACGTCTTTCACCTGAAGGTGGCTGTGTTTCTTTTTCTGGTTTAATTTCAATAAGTGTGGTTTTATTATTTCTCCATGTGATTTTAAGATCTACAAAATATCTGTGATATCTTTTGTCAACATCGTAGAAATAAGGTATAACTGTTTCTTCAGATTCCCAGCTTTTTACCTCTATATTATGATCGCACCATTTAAAAACTTTCCTTTCCCACGAGGATCTGTATACGACATTAGCCGGATCGCCGGCATACTTATCTCGATTAACGACTTTATATCTTCCTGAATGTGCCATAATTCCATATAAATAAGATTAAACTTTCTTAGTATCTATAGGATATAATATGGCTATCAGAAACCAATTTGAATACAACAATAATGGTATTGTCCAAAATAATACCAATCTAGGTACATCGGCGCTAAAAAGAAGTAATGTCGTTATGGCATATCCTATTAATAGAGACGATTCCTATTTAGGTAGGATAAGGTTCGTTGTAAAAGAGGCTAAGCCTATTAATCCAGTACTAGGAGCTAATAGACTCTTTGAAGCAATAAATGTAGATAATTTCTTTGGCCAAGCCGGTGGAACTAAAAAAGCAAAAAGCGATGATGATGGATATACCGCTTATGAACCTAGTACCACTACTAGAGAACAGCAAGAACAAAAAGCAGCTAAAAATGCTGAAAAGGATCAACTAGTAAAATCTTCAGTATCAGGATTGACTGGTATTAAATATCAAACTGCTAAAAATACACCTATTATCGATTTATACATGCCGGCCGGAAACTTAGTTATGAACGAAGGTGTTCAATATGAAAATGTTAATTTAGATCCTATGGGTGCTGCTACTGGTGCAGCTTTAGCTAGTGGTGATTCTATTATGTCGGCCTTTGGGAAAGGCCTAGCAGAAGGTCTTCAGTCTATTTTTAATATGAGAGATACCAATACTGAACAATTAGCAAGATTGGCTACCGCTAGATTAATGGATAAAATCCCTGGAGGTATTGGTCGTGCTGGTCAGCTAGCAGTACAGGCTACAACTAACCCAAATACAAGAGCAATGTTTCGAAATGTAAATATACGGGAATTTAATTTTACTTTTAAATTTATTGCTACTTCGGCTACTGAAGCAAGAATAGTTGAAGAAATTATACGTCATTTTAGGACAGAAATGTATCCTGAAGCCATTAATCCTGCTGGCGTTCCTATTGGATATAATTTCCCTAATGCATTTGATATATCATTTAAATATAAAGGTCAGAATGCAAAAATACCAAAAATAGAAACTAGTTATCTAAGAAATATTCAAACTTCATATAATCCAACTAGTGCTACATTTCACGCCGATGGCCAACCAAATGAGATTGACCTTACACTTAATTTTGTTGAGGTTAGAACTCTTAATAAGCAAGATATCTTAGGGGAATTCGGATGAGATTTTTTAAAGACTTTGAAGAGGTACAGTATCGATTTGGTAATGAAACTTCAAATGTACTTTTCCAAAATTTGACTGCATATGCTGATATTGTAGATCAGATTAAGGATGATGCTGGCCTCTATCAGTTTGAGCAAATTCATGAAGGATTTAGACCAGACCAAGTTTCAATTAGATTATATGGAACGCCACTTTATTATTGGACTTTCTATTTAATGAATGATAACCTAAGATTACAAGGTTGGCCACTTACGAACAGAGAATTAGAAGCAAAGGTAAAGAAAGATTATCCTGGAACAGCTATTACTACCCGAAATAATCTTACAGGGATTTTTAAAATTGGTCGTACTGTAGTCGGATCCCAGTCTGGTGCAACTGGTCAAATTTTTCATAGAAATTTAAGCTTAGGACAAATAGTAGTTACGGGAGATTTAGAATTTAAAATTAATCCAAGTCCAGAAGCTGTAACTAGTACATACCAAACTCCGGGTGGAACACAGGCAACAACAACAGAGACTATTAATCTTTCTAGCTATTCACCATATTATAATGCTGCACATCATTATATCGATGGAAATGGAAATTGGACAGACTTTGATCCTCAGGTTGGGCCAGGTGCACAATTAACAGAAGTAACTAATTTCGATCATTACATTAATGAAAATGATGCATTAAGAACTATTCGAGTTATTAGACCTGGTTTAATCGGTGATATAGTTTCTGCTCATAAGAAATCGATAAGGTCATAATATGAAAAGCTCTGAAGAAAAGAGTTCCTATCAGTTTGAATCTGTAATACTTTCTTCCGATAGACTTAAGAATGGTCTTGAAGTTGATATCTCAAATTCTATATCTGATCTTGAAATATTTGAACATATAGAAAAGCCATACTTAACTGGTCAGATTGCATTTTCAGATAATGATAATCTTGTATCAGGTTTCGATTTTCAAGGTGGGGAAAGAATTACTATTAATATGAGTCCTACTAATTTAGTAGAAGAAGGTAGAATAACATCCAAAGTTTTTCGTGTAGAAAAGATTATGGGGACTTATAAATCTAATGATAAAAACGAAGCAGTATTTTTAAAATTAATAGAAGACATAGGATATACTTCAAGTGTTAAAAATGTGAATAAATCATATCAAGGAAGTCCTATAACTATTATTCAGAATATATTATCTTCCTATATTAATAAAGATCTTTTGTATTCTAGTGATGAATATAAAGGAAGAATGAAAGTGGTAGTTCCAAATCTTCATCCTATTGAAGCTGCTATGTGGATTAAGAATAGAACTACTAGTGAGGATGGTTTACCCTTTTACCTATATTCTGTGTTCGGAGATAATTATTTAAGGATGATCGATCTAGGACATATGTTAAGACAAACCCCTATTAACGTTTCAGCCCCTTATGTATATTGGCAGAATGCAGCAAACACCTTAACTTCTTTTACTGCGTTTACTGCTATTCAAAATTATAAGCATGAAGAAAATGATAATCTTCTTCGATTAATACGTTCAGGAGTAGTAGGATCTAAATATAATTTTTATGACACTATGAACGCTCTACCTCAGCAAGTAGATTTTGCAGTTGACAATGATGTATTCGAAATGTTAGCTACCTCAGACTATTTTAAAAATGGACAAGAAAGATTTAACTATGGTCCAAATTTTCAAATTGATGAAGTTAAAATTAGTGACTATAATTCGAATGTAATATCTCAGATATCAAATGGTGGTACTTATGATGGCGCAGGGGGATTTAAAACTCTTCATCAAGAACCAGATTCAGGATCACATAAAAGAAAAGTAATAGGAAAAGCTCTTAAAAACTTTATGACAAAAAATCCTCTTATTATTCAGGTAAGAGGTGATGACTTTTTAAAGGGTGAAGAAAATAGAGAAGGAATTTATAACTATACTATCGGAAATGTAGTTAGAATTTTATTTAAAGATAATTCTGCAGATGATCCAGATTCTCCAAAATTTGATAGAAAGAAATCAGGGGACTATATAATATATGCGGCAAGACATATGATTAAAGCAGAAAGATATGACGTAAGCCTACTTTGTGCCAAACTAGCATCTTATACAGAGGATCCTAAATTACAATGATACCGACGAATGAAAATTTCTACGGTGATAGTACTAGGTGGTTTATCGGAAATGTTATTTCTATAAATGATCCACTAGAACTAGGTAGGGTAAAGATAAGAATCTTTGGGGTTCATACCGGTAATATCGATGACATTCCAGAAGAGGATCTACCATGGGCTCAAGTTGTAATACCAACGACTGAAGGTGGGAGTTCTGGTATCGGTGCTAATACTGGTATTAAACCTATGGCACAGATCTTTGGTATTTTTTTAGATGGAAAGAATTCCCAAATACCTTTAGTAGTTGGTTCAATACCAAAATATGAAACAAATAGAAATCCTATAGATGTTACTAAAGCAGCTGTTGCAACATTAACCGGAAATACAAACGTGGAAAAGGCCTATAATTTCTTTTTATCAAAGGCAGGCGGGGAATTTACACCTGAACAAGTATGTGGTATTATTGGTAATCTAATGGTTGAATCGGGGGCAAATGCTAATAGAGGAGATTTAAATCCTTTGGCACTTAACGAGCCAGAGGGATCTTTTGGAATTGCACAATGGAATCCATCAAAAAATGCTGGAAATAGACTTGGTGCCTTACAAGATTTCTGCAGAGAAAGAAATTATAATTATAGAGAACTTGAACCACAATTAGAATTTATTAAACATGAACTTTATTCATATTCGTATTTTGGTTTAGGCCTTTTAAGAAAAACCAAAACAGTAGAACAAGCTACTCGAGTGTTTGAAGAATATTACGAAAGACCCGCACCAGGAAGTACGAAGAATAGAGTTTCGTTTGGTGAAGAAATTTTAGAAAAGATGGAAACGTAAAATGGCAATTGAAAGAGCCTTCCAAACAAATATTGTTGTTTTACCTTCAGTACCTACCTCTATAGTATCTGTACAGGGTAAAAGAAAAGATTCTCAGTTTTTTAGCTCAGTACCTTATGAGTTAGTAGAAAGAACAGTTACTCTTAAAAGAGCTTATGATCAGGTAAAAGTAGAATATACTGTTGAAGAAAAAGTACCATTTAATCCTCAGATTGCTAAAGAAATCCTAAATGGAAATTTAAGTACTTTCCAGCAGATAGGTAATATTGTAGAACTTGAAGCAAAGGCATTAGATTCTCAGATAGAAAGACTGTCTGTAGAAGGCGCGCCTATGGGCGAAGTAATAGGTACGGTTCTTGGCGGGTTCCAGTCCTTAACAGAAAATATAAAAGAAAATATTGGCGTTACTGATGAACCAGTAATTGCAGAAATGACTTCTAGTGTCCCAGGTATTACTGTTACAAAAACATCAAATAAGACTTCTGAAATTACAACTCTTACTGGTAAGCCAGCAACAAATGGTTTCTTAAATGCTGTTATTGTATCTGGTAATCCAAAGGGTATTAATCAATCTTTAAAAAATGTGATTAAAGCAAAAGACAACCAAATTAGAACAGCATTAGAACAATCTTCCCCTATACCAGAAAAAGCTACAACTTCAGTAGAAAAAGATATATCAACTGATGTAGCAAATACTGCGCAAAAGATTGTACAAAAGACTATGCAAGAATTAGGTAATCCTGTACAATCAGATAGCAAGGTAGGTTTCGGTTCTCTCGGTACTAGCTTTGGTAATTTACTAGGAGCTATAGCTGGTAAGATTAGAAATGTTGGTACTACTAACAAAGTAGGGGTTTCTGTTCCATCGTTTCCAGGAGAGGTTATTATTCCACCAGAATATTCAGATCCAGGAAATATTATTGAAGAAAATGGTAATACCAATCTAACAAATGTTGTAGCCAAAGGTAATTCTGCTAGTAAACAAATTACCTTATCAGATATACCATTTAATGCAATTGTAGCAGGTAATGAATTTCTAGGAGCATTAACTCCAGATAATTATGTATTTGAAGTAGTAGATACTTTAGAAGAATTAGAATTTGATCTTAAAAATTCTACTAGAACTATTACCACTGCTGTTATAGATTGGTCAGCAACTTGGAGTAATAATTATTATGAAGCAAAAGATATCCAAAGGCTGCAAGTTCAAGATTCGGTATTAAAATTTGGTCCAACATATCCTGTTACCTCTGGTGTTGAAGGAGGTATTCAGTGGCATTATGTAATACAGAAAGATGGTACAATACAAAGAGGAAGACCAATATCTGTTGCCTCTGGTAAAAATACTAAGTGGTATAATTATTCCGTCTATGTTGGATTTGTTGCAGGATATACAGTACCACGTAAAGTTCCAAATCAGGATTTATATTTAAGTTCTGCATCAATTACCCCTGA